ATCTTGCTAAAGTTTCTTGATTTGCAGAACTTCCGAGTCTACCGGCATCTGAAAATTGTGATTGTACTTGTGAGGTCACATCTCCTGCCATTTGATTATAAACAGATTGTGCATAAGGATTAGAAGTTGGAGATAAATAATCTCCAGATAAAACTTTATTTATTTCTAGTTGTGAAGAACCTAATAATGGATTGCCCTGAATAGCTCTTTGACTAGCTAATTGAAGAGCAGTATTAGTTTCTGGAGCAAAATCTACATAAGTATTATTAGGAAAAAAAGATGGAGCATTAGGATTTTCGTATAATTCCTGTGCTGAATTTATAGCCTGTGTATAATAGGGTTTAATAAACTCTGATGGCTCTGCTGATGTTGTTGTTGTTACGCTTCCTGGATTACTACCTTTGCTCATTTGATTTCCTTACTTAATATTATTACTTTCATTTTAAATCCTTTTAATTTTCTTACCCATCCTTTGCGACCTGCAACTTCAAGGTGAGTACACTTGTTTTTCTTTGCGAATTTTTCTATTGTTTCTTGTATTCTTTCTAACCAATTAATTAGATTAGTTCCTCCTGCTAAAAAATACCTAAGTACTTTAGCTTGAGGATATTCTGCTATTTCTGTGACAACAGCACTTTCGACTTTGTTATTATTCCAACTAATAAATAGTTGCATACGATCATTAGCTATTCCATAAAGTATGTCTTTAATACTATATGTTTCGTCTAATGCTTTTTCCAATAATGGAGAAACTTGATCCCAGATATATAATAAATCTTCACTAGGAACTCTCGTTATAACATTATCCAATAATGCAGTAGGCGAGGTTTTGGTCTGTATTTCCTGAACTTGCATGAGTTAATGTTGCACTCCCTGATGCTCTAGCTGACACATACATTCCATTTAATCCTGTTCTGGCATTTGCAGTTATTGGCATAAATGAAATAATTGAATTACCACCTATTCTTGCATCTGTTAGAGTTGTTGTTGTTTGACTTGCTCTAAGGGTAATTGTGCCTGTGCTATTTAATTTACCATTGATTGTATTATTCAATGATGATGAAACTAATCGTAAGTGTTGTGCTGTGTCAGGTATAGATAAAGGAACTGTAGGAAACGAGTTATCTGCCATTATCTTTTACCTTCAGGTCTAACTTCAACTTCAACTCCAGACATTGTGTCAAAATTTCCAGTCACATTAATTCTTAATCTGTGGTATCTGCTTGTCGATCTTAATGGAACTGAACCATCTGTATTGTTTGAAACTGCACTTCCAACCGAAATACTATTAAGTTGTGAGTCTCTAGTAATAGGGGTTACAGTAACAGTTGTATTAGCAGTACCATCAACAATAGGTCTACAATTAATCAATGTAGATCTTTGGCCTTCAGCACCTTCAAACTCTGTTGTGTCAACAGTAGCTGATAAACTTGTTGCTATAAACTTTCCAAATAAATGAGAGGAATCAAATCCAGCTAAACCAACAATACCTTCTCCATAATAGTAAGAGTCAAGTGATCTTGTTAAGTTATCTAGTTCACCAAACACATCTAAACTTTCTAAAGTGTTGAAGGCTTCTTGAGAAGCTGTAGCTATAAATTCTAAATCTTGTCCTGATCCTGTTGACCATCTATTAACTGAGTAGTTATAAATTAATAATTTGTTATTGGTTGTTCCTGTTGCACCTGATCCACGATAAGACCATACAGCTATAGAGTTGTTAGGATCAATCGCTGAACAGATACCATCTAAGTTAGAAGATAAATCTTCAAAGAAGAAATTGTCTACTTTTCCATTTCCAATAGGTGTTAGTTGTTGTCCACCGGATAATTTGTAATAACCATCTTGAGCAAGGAAGAATATATCACTACCATAACTACAAACTGATTTAGGAGCAAAAGCACCAATGTTGTCTGCAATCTTATTAAAGGTAAAGATTAATGGAGTACCAACATATTCCATTCTATAAATAGCTTTCTCAAAGAATATAATTCCAAAAGATTCACCACCTACAATAGCTTGAATATTACCATGAGTACCAACAATATCTTGATAACCTGATTGAGTTGCTTGACTAGGTGTCCAATTAGAAGAATCATTTAATGCTGACCATTTAACTCTTTGGTTATAAGTTGTTGATGATTCAGTTGTATATCCTGCAACAACAAAGTCTCTAATAACTGTTAAGTATTTAGCTTTAAGAGAAACTAAATCAGAAAATAAACTATCTGTTCCTTGATTAAATTTTTGTATGTTATCTGCATTATTGGTTGCAATTATATTTGTTCCAAACTGTGTAAAAGACCAAAAATCTCTAGCATTAGAAGTAGTTGAATTACTATAACCACCACTTTTTGATTTATTAACAAAATTACCACTACTATTCATTTGAAATAGTCTGGTAGCGTTACCACAATAGTTAGTAATGCCATCACTAAGAAAAGCTGAAAATAATCCAACTGCATCTAAAGGAGTTGAACCACTTTCTTTTGTTAAAGGTTCTGTAGTTAAACTTTGAAATCCTGGTAAGGCTTTATAACCTTTTGCTAGGGGTACAACATTATCTACTTTTAACGCACCTGAATTTTTAAAAGTTGGTAGATCGGCTTGTAAATCGCCAAACTCAATCATTAGACTACCTGTGAACTAGACATTTGCAGAGGTGAAGAAGTTGTAGATCCTCTTGAAGATGCCAAATTAGCTGAACCTAATGCTTCTTTATACAATCCTGCCCATATATTTAATCTTTCATCTTGCATTAAGAAAGGTGAACTTTCTGCCAAAGCTCCATAAAGATAAAGTTCAGGGTAGTTTGTAAGAATATCGTTAGTTGCATTACTGTCTGATAATGCTGTTAATTTTTTATAATAATTAATTTGTAATGTTGTTGCTGAGTCTGGTTGTATTCCTAGTAAAATGTTTGTTCCAACTATTGTAAAATAAGTAGGTGTTCCAGAAGTCTGTGATGTATTATACTTGTTATAAAAATCTGTATTAGCCATAAATCTTAATGTTGTAAAAGGATTACTTTGATAAATGACAGTTGTGGCTTCTATATAACCGGTTGGTAAAGTATAGCTTTGTGTACCAGAGACAGTATCAATAGAAGTATCTATTGTTACCATTTCTCTAACTTTTAATTCTCTATTTATTCTACTTTCTGCAAGAGTAATAAAATCTCCTAAGTAAGCAGTTAAATCTTCTCTGTTGAGATAAGATGCTATTGTAGTTTTAAGATTAGAGTATGTGGTGATTGCCATTATAATTTACCTTCATAAATCCTAAAATATTTATTGTCTGAATCATTTAACCATTTGAAAAATCTTGGTTTATCCAAAACCTTTCCTCCATAAGTCATAATTCCTCGTTTAGCTAATTGATGAACAAGAATGTTTGGAAGTCTTGCTACTCGATAACCTGCTTCATGTTTGAAAGCGTTAAGTCTGTATGCACCTTCATTTCGAGCAACTTTATTAGCATCTAAGATTTCTTTAATAGAAGCATCATCTTGATAGTTTTCAATATGAAATTTATTCTCTGCTTCATCTACAATTAGATTAGTTTTAACTACTGATCCATCATTAGGATCATTAAGAGAGAATTTTTTAGCCATGTTACTTGATTGCTTTTGCTATCATCATGTCAATAGTACCTTTAACTTGAAGTCCTTGATTGCCACTTATTTTAAGCATTGGATCGTATTTTCTATCGCCCATTGATGTTTGTGAAGATTGTTTCTTTTTGCTATTTCTGCTAATCATAGGATCAGCTTTAATTGAATCAGAAACTTTTTTATACAAACCTGATGTATGTTTTTTATTTGTAAATATTCCCATTTGTTACTCCTGTGTTAATGAAAAAAGGGAGGGCATGAAAACCCTCCCAGTCCTTTATTCTGCTTATGAATTATGCAGTTAAGTTAAAAATACCATAGTTAGCATTAGGAGCTTTAGCTGTTAAAGTCCACTCTGCTAATAATAGTTTCTTTTCTGAATCGCCAGTTTTTGCAAGATCAGTTGTTTGAAATCCTCTTAGGAAATCTACAGACCACATATCTGTTTGTAGTATGTCAACACGATTTGCGTTTTGAAAACGATCTGGTACGAACGCAACTTCTCCGAAATCACTAACCATTTGTTATCACAATTTTTTTAATTATTGCTTCTATATATTTCTATATAGTTCAGACTATATCATCTCTTTCGAGTTCGGCACTCTTGGGTTTATTATCGTTTCCTCAAAACCTAGTCGTTGAACTTTCTATACCTCTCGATTTCTCTACTTGTATAGCTTAGCTGCTGATTGCCCTCGTCTTATGCGTTAGGGGTTTCCAGCAATTCACCGAATTTTTCCATAATAGCTTTTTAAGACTATTAGGCTACATTTTGTAATTTATAGATGTCAGTTGTTCCGATAGACACTTTATCTGAAGCGTCTTTGTACTTTGTTGCAACCCCAGCAAAAGCTGAAGCTAACTGTTTATGACTTGGAGACATTAAAACAGTATCAGGCTCTCCACCTAAAGTGAAGGCTTGTAAAAGTCCTGCTGTTAATAATGCTTCTGTGTAAGTTCTGTTAGTACCACCTGCAATAGCTGTAGCACCTGTTCCTACTGGAACAGCAGAAGGTGAACCATTCTTGGAATAGTTATTAATTCCTGAAGCTGGTCCATACCATGTGCCTACTGATGCACTCTTACGAGCTGCCGAAGCACTTCCTGCAACTTTAGCTTGTTCAATGCCGATCATAGCATTTTCCATATCACGCTTGATTTCTTTACCCATTTTAGCTAATTGATAAGCCATTTGAGTATTCATACCTGCGTTATCTACAGCATCATCTGTACCAGAAATTGTTACAGACTTTGATGAGATTTGAGTATAGTTGGTGAGTCTTGAAGTTGCAGATCTTGCTTGACCTGTATAATCATCACCTTCGATTTGTGCGTTTACTGCTACATCAGCTAAACTATCGGTTTGCCATTCATGCAGAGTATTTTTAGATTGGCCTTTTGATGCATTACTCATAAAAGGAGTTTCAGTTGGTGAAATATTAAAAATTACATCAGCTAAATCTTCTCTTATAGAGTTCACACCATCATACGAGTCGTATGTATTGGTCGGTTGTGCCATTAATTAGTCCTTTTCTATATGTTATTGAGAATACATCTGCTCAAGAATAGAAACTGCGTCTTGTACCTTTCCTGTTTTCTTGAGAGTTGCTTTTTTTGAGTTCATACGCTTCACAACATCACTATCATCATTAACTTGAGGACTACTTGAACTGACCACTTTCGATACCTTCGTTACTTTTTTATTTTTAAGATTAGCTTTTTTTAACTTATCGTAACGATAAGCACTAGCTAACATCATAACTGCTCTGTGATCGACTAGCATTGAGATTTCTTGATCGGTATATCCGATAGATTTCGCATAGCCAGTTAAGTTCTTTATGAACTCTGGGCCTTTTTCTTTATCTGCGTAAATAGGAAGTTTATCTTCTAAGAGTTTGCGTTCATTATCTAAATAATGAGAATAGTGTTTCTCACTCTCTTGTTGTTTTTCATAACGAATACGATTTTGCTCTTGTTCAGATGCTTGTAATAACTCTTTCCTTCGATCTTGGTCAGCTTTCTGTTTAACATACTCTGCTGGATCTTCTTGATAGAGTCTATCCATATCTACATTTTGTTCAGTAGTTTGTAGTTGTTGTGATAATACTTGAAGTTGGTTCTCGTATTGATCTCGTTTGATTTTTGCCTCCTCGTTTAACCTGGTGTATTCTGAATTTTTTTCTTCAACACTTTTTCTATCTTGCGATAGCTTTTCGGTCTTACGAGTATAATCGCTTTGTCGAGAGTAACCTTTCGTGAGTTCATCAAGGGTGACTTCTTGTTCTTGTCCATCGACAACAACTTTATAAAGTTCCTGATTACTATCAGATGTTTCTTCTTCGTCAATTTGACTGATGAGTTCGTCATCTTCAAAAGTATCTTCGATATTCGTTTCCGAGTCGCTTACTTCTTTTGTTGAATCTTCACTTGCAGTTTCTTGAGTCTTAGAGGCTTCTGTACTAAGTAAGGTTTTCAAGTGTTCTGCTGTCTCGTTCACATTTCGAGACTTGGGCGTTGGTACAACAGATTCATTTTGAGTTTCTGTTGCAGATTCCATTGCTGGTTGTTCTGCCATGTATTTCTCCTATTTTTTTATGATTTTGCCTGTTTCCATAACAGACTGTAGTTGCATCACAACAAGTTCTAACATTCTCCTCATAACGAAAATGTTTTCTCTTTGTTCTGAATTTTTTAGATCGCTGTTTAACCATTCTTGGTTTAAGTCGGATCGAATTTTTTGTACTGCTTCTATAAATAGTTCATCTTCAAGTATTCTTTTAGATTGATTACTTCTTTTAATATCTTGTTCAGACATTATTTTTATCTTTCAAATGGATTACCTTGTTTAGATTGATTATATTTGCTTGTATAAGTATTTTTAGGTTTATAAGAAACTATTTCTTTAGCTCCATAATCTGATTTGAATGGATTAATACTCACATTAGCATTGTTATCTTTATAAACATTATTACTCATGTTGTCGGCCTTATCGCCTCTGCTCTGTACCATAAATTGTTCTTTACCTGATTGATCTATGTAAGGATTAGCAGATACAGCATCTAAGTTTAATCCTTGCTGTCTTGCTAAGTTTTGTTCAAATAATTGATTAGCTTGTACTAAGTTTAGATTGCCACCTTTTGCCCAACTATAACCACCACCATCTCTTTGATTTATAACTCCATCATTAGCTAATCTTTTTGCATCTAAATAAACTCCTAACTGACCAAGTGGTGAAAATCTTTTAAACGCACCACTTATTCCACTACCATATAAATCTAGTTTTTTGTTAGGATCATCAGGATCGAAATATTCACTTCCAAGTCCTAAATTACCAAATGCGTTTTGTGTTGGACTATTAATACTTCCTACACCTTGATAAGGCTCTTCTTCTACTTCACGATCATTACCTTCAGGTTGTGTTGAT